GAAAAGAAAAGGCTCATGCGAGACCCCGAAAGAATAACAGCTATTGATTATGAAGCAGGAAAAGCAATCAAGGAAATTCCTCCAAGATGGTATGACTTGAGATTTGATGTGAATATCTCTTGCGAAAATTATTGGGAAATTCTCAGCTTATTCGAGAAGTTGAGCCGTCTTAATCAGGAATATCCGCTACTTTTTGCAAAAAATAATGAACGTGAATGCAAATATCTCTGGAGATGGGAAACTCCGCCAAGAGTCAGCACAACTCCTAATATCTCACAGGTATATCAGGGTAATGCCGGAATCATCGTTTATGACGTTCAGGTTTACAGTGAAATTCGCGAAGTCTGGTCATTGATTCAGAAGGTCAGTGTTGAAATAGAGCATGACAGAATAGAGGTGCAATAATGAAAGAATGTTTAATCAGAAATTTATGCAATGGGCCTAGAGATTACCCATTAGCAGACGGCAGCAGCATATATCTTGCTTCTAAAAGCCATTCAACAGGAATTGCGAGAATACAGAGTGAAAATATCAGTGAGGCTTTGAGACTTGCTGAGAGTAAAGGGCTTTTGTTGATAGAGGAAATACCAGATGAGGAGGCTTATGAATAATGGGCTTAGGGTTACCGCGTGAAATTATCACAGAAACTGATTTGAGCTATTACGTAGATACTATGCTGAAAGGCATATCCTGCGTAATAGGTATCACAGAAAAAGGGCCGGTAGGTACGCCTCAGTTAATCAGTTCTGAAATTCAGTATGAAAGAATCTTCGGAGGCGAACTGAAAACTTCGGATTTCCCGATGCTGGTTAAACGTGCATTAAGTTACGGTGCTGTACTTTGGGTATCAAGAGCAGCACATTACTCGGACATCACAAAGAAAAATACATTGACGGCTAAGAGTGCATATGTAGAGTTGAAGAATTCTGCGGAAACTCCTGCAAATGTTCTCAAAGTAAAGGCAAGTTCACCGGGAACATGGGGGAATAATCTTCAGGTTAGGATTTCAGAAAGCAATCTTGATTCTGCAAACCTCTTCAATGTCAGCGTTATTGAAGACGGCAATGAAGTTGAAACTCTCGAAGATTTATCCATGAGTGAAAGCAGCGATAAATACATCGAGAACTCCGGCAGTTCATATCTTGAGATAGAGATAACAGGTACAGGATTGCCGAAAACGGGAACTTACACATTGACGGGCGGAGATAATGGCGGTGACATAACCGATGCAGACTACATAGGCAGTGCTTCAAACACAACAGGGCTTCATGTCTTCGATGACATTACGGATGCTTTGCAGTTGGCAGTTCCGGGTGTATCTTCACCAGCGGTAATTACAGCAGGGCTTGCGTATTGTGAGAATCGCGGTGATTTGCTGTTTGTTACCGAAACGCCGTTTGACCTGACACCACAAGAGGCAGTTGATTTCCGTCTTGGCTCAGGAGTCTATTCACATGCAGCATTCGTGAGCAGTTACGGAGCTATGTACTATCCGAAAGTGAAAATCTATGACACTTCAAGACAAAAAGAACGTTATATCTCTCCAATCGGTGATGTTCTCGGTGTCATGGCTATTAATGACTACACGGCAAATGCTAGTTACGTACCCGCAGGAACAAGACGCGGACGTGTATTGAATGCACTCGGTGTTGATGTGAATGTAGGAGGCAAAGGAAGACTCGGTGAAGGCAGTTATCTTTGTGAGAATCAGATTAACCCAGTTTGTGTTTTCGAGGATACTGGTAGTGTCATTTGGGGAGCGCAGACACTTCAAAGGCAGGCTTCATTACTGCGTGAAGTGAATGTACGAAGAATGCTGATTGTCGTCAAGAAAACTATTGCTGCTTATGCGAGGACATACATTCATCAGCCTGATGACCCAAGAACATGGCGTGAGTTCTACAGAGGACTTGAGCCTAAATTCCGCGAATGGAAATCTCAAAGATGGTTCTATGACTACAGAATTTTCTGCGACCAGAATGCTGAATCTCTCGATGACGCAAAATTGAATACTCCTGAAAGTGTTCAGCGCGGTGAATTCAAGTGTCAGATTTTCATTAAGCCTGTCGTTGGTATCAAGTGGGTATTGATTGATACTGCTATTACTCGTCTTGATGCTAACTTTGATGAGAGCCTTACTGAGGTTCTCGCTGCTGCTTAAAGGAGGTGTATTCTCATGGGTGTTATGCCGGTTTTCCCTGGTTATCCCAGACAAGGTTGGCAGTTTATCGTTCGTGTTAATGGCTTCGATACTGCTTATTTCCAGAAAGCTACTATTCCTGAAGTTGAAACTGAAATTGATGAATTTAATCCTGCCGGTAGTATTCGTCCTACGAAATTTGCAGGACGTGCAAAAATTGGAGATTGTACACTCGAAAAGGGCATGTTTTCTGACAAAGCAGACATGGCTGCCTGGCAATGGCTTACTACTGCTGTGAATACTTTAACAGGTGATCAGGGGCATCCTTCACAGTATCGAAGGGATATTGAAATTTGCCACGTCAACAGGGTAGGTTCTGTTATTCAGACTTGGATTCTCAAAGAGGCTTTCTGTTCTAAAATCAGTTGGAGCGATGATGAAGGAAGCAGTTCTGAACACATGGTTGAAACATTAACCCTCACTGTCGGTGATGTGGAGGTGGTTTAATGGATACGCTGAAATTCTTGCTCCCATCTGGGAGGCATGCTGAGATTCAGGAATTCACTGCTGAGGCTGAAAGAGTTTTAGATAACAAGCAGGCTTTGAAGTCAGGCAAGTGGCTCAATAAGTTTATGGTCAAAGCTCTTGTGTCTCTCGATGATAAACCTGTTCCTAAGAATGAAGGGGAAGCTGTTACTTTACTCCTCGACATGCTTACGGGCGACAGAAATTATCTGCTCCTTCAAATCAGAATGCTCAATTATGGTGCTGATATGACATTCAACTATGCGTGTCCTAAGTGCGGAAAGACTTCAGGTTACAGCATGAACCTCCAAACCATGCTTGATGACGGAACACTGAAGGTTTATCCGTATCGTGAAGATTTACCAGTTATAGTTGAGACAAGGAGCGGTATCGCCGAAATAGAGTATTCTACAGGCAGGTCTGAACAATGGCTTGCAGAAATCGGTAACCCAGACAGAATACATTTAGCTATGGCTATGTGCAGTAAATTCAACGGACATACGCCTGAATATAAAGAGTTTGCTGCTATGTTTGCGAAGGATATATCCGAAATCAGAAAAGTAGGAAACAATCTCAAAGGCGGTCTTGATCCTTTTATCGAACTTGACTGCATTGAATGTGATTCTTCATACACAATTCCGATTTACAGAATTCCAGATTTTTTTACTCCCTTGATGACAACGGACAGTATTGGCCTATAGACGAACAAATTTTTTTCGTTGCAAAGGGCTTAGGTTTCGGGTATCAGGAAATTCTGAACATGCCAGCTAAGACTTTGCGCTGGTATGTTGAACGTTTAATCAGGCACATCGAAGAAGAGAACAAAGCATTGAAAACTGCTCAGAAAGGACGGTGATAGTTATGGATAATGCCATAGGACTCGGAATTATTTTGTCTCTTCATGACAGAGCATCGGCAGGTCTTGAGAGTATCAGAAACAAAATGACTGCGTTACGTGATGTTTCACAAGACATGATAAAAAGGTTTGATGAGGGAGCTAAACAAATGCTCGCTGGTTTCGCTTCTATGGCTGCCGGTGCAAAAGTACTCGGAGTTCTGAACAGTACATTCGGCGCATCCGTAACTACTGCCGCTGATTTTGAGCAGGCAATGGCTCGTGTTGGTGCTGTATCTGGTGCTGTTGGTGAAGACTTCGAGAGACTTTCAAAGCAGGCCAGAGATTTGGGACGAGATACTCAATATTCTGCAACACAGGCTGCTAACTCTCAGGAATTGCTTGCACGTGCAGGATTTAAGACCAATGAAATAATATCTGCAATGCCCGGACTCCTCAACATGGCTGCTGCCGAAGGTATGGATTTGGCTAATGCTGCTGATATTGCTTCTAGTGCTTTACGTGGCTTCGGCATGAACGCGTCAGAGATGAATCGTGTCGCTGACGTTTTAGCTAAAACCAGTGCAGCAAGTAATACAAGCATTTCACTCTTAGGCGAATCATTAAAGTATGTAGCCCCGTATGCCAAAGCTGTCGGAGTTGACATAGAGCAAACAAATGCAATGTTAGGCATCATGGCCAATGCAGGCATAAAAGGCACAGTAGCCGGTAATGCATTGAAGTCCGCATTTTCGAGATTATCCGAAGAACCCAAAAGAGTCTCAAAAGCACTGGCCGAACTCGGTGTGAAAGCTAAAACATCAGAGGGAGATTTACGCCCGTTCCCAGAGTTGATGAAAGACTTGTCGGAAAAAATGAAGGGCATGGGCAAAGCTGATAAAGTCGGCATGTTCAATAAGATTTTCGGTTCTGCTGCCGGTGGTGCTATGCTCGCAATTATGGACGCAGTCGCAAACAAAAGCCTTCAGGAACTCGAAACTGCTTTGTATGGCTGTTCAGGTGCGGCTAAGGAAATGGCGGATAGGATGAATGCCACAGCTCAGGGTGCAATGAAGCGTCTTGAGAGTGCATCTGAAGGTTTGCGAATCGTTATCGGGAATCATCTTTTGTCCGCTTACACATGGATTATCGACAAGATGGCTCAATTCAAGAGTTGGCTAACTCAGTTAATCGAAGCTCATCCTGTTATTTCCAAAGCTGTCATAGGTTTTTCTGCTGCATTGTTAGGATTATCGGGAGTAGCTTTAATTCTGGTTGGAGCTTTGGCATCAGTCGGAGGATTCATCAAGATGTGGCCTCTGTTAAAGATTATGGCTGTTTCTGCTCTCTCGAATATCAGAATGCAGGCACGTATGGCTTTGAGTTCTTTGTCGGGACTAGGAGTTCCTGTCATTGCTATGATTGCTCTTGCTGGTGCTCTATATTTTGCTTGGCGCAAAAATCTTTGGGGTATCCGTGATATGGTTACAGCGGTAAGTGAGGGCTTCAAAATGGCTCTTAGCGCAAGCACTGACGGTATAGCTGAAGTTGATGAGGAACTAGCTAACAAGTTGAAAGCCGCAGGTATTTGGGATTTTGCTGTTACTATGGGACAAGTTTTTTTCAGAGTTAGGCAGTTCTGGAATGGTCTCGTTGAAGGCTTCAAGGAAGGTCTTGATTTCCTCAAGAG